CAAGGGTCTGATCTTCCAGATCGAGCGTGACGCTAACGCTATCGCCCAAAGAACTCGTAGAGGAAAGGGCAACATGATCCTCTGCTCCGCAGACGTTGCTTCCGCCCTCACCATGGCAGGCGTTCTCGATTACACCCCTGCTCTCAACGCTAACCTCAACGTTGATGACACTGGCAACACCTTCGCTGGTGTTCTCCAAGGTAAGTATCGTGTCTACATCGATCCTTATTCTGCAAACAGCGCTGCTTCCCAGTACTACGTTGCTGGTTATAAGGGTTCTTCACCTTATGACGCAGGTCTGTTCTACTGCCCATACGTTCCTCTCCAAATGGTCCGTGCCGTTGGTCAGGACACCTTCCAGCCCAAGATTGGCTTCAAGACCCGCTACGGTATTGTTGCTAACCCATTCGCAGAAGGCACCAACGCTGGTCTTGGCGCTCTCAACCGTAACGCTAACCGTTACTACAGAAGAGTCAAGGTCACCAACCTCATGTGATCCATTCGGTTCACTAAGTCATCAGACCTCCCGAAAGGGGGGTCTTTTTTTATCTAAATACAAATAAAACTAGTAGTACAATGAAACCAACACCAAGAGAAGCAAAGAAAATTCACGAGAAATATGAAAAGGTTGTTGAGCACCTCATTAATGAAGGTTATGCTGATAACGCAGAATCAGCAGACAGCATCATCACAGGTATGAGTGAAACTTGGTTCAATTTAATCATCGCTGACTGATAATGGCGGAAGCTTGTAATTTTCCAGGACAAATTACAAATAGAAACTTCCTTTCTCCTGCTGGGTTTAAGTTTACCCTAGCAAAAGAACCGAAGGTTTCATTCTTTTGTAATACCGTAAGAATACCAGAAATTAACTTGGGACTTGCTATGCAGCCAAGTTATTTGAAGGATATCGACGTTCCTGGGGAGAAAGTAACATTTGGTGACTTGTCAATTAGATTCTTAGTTGACGAAAACCTAGAAAACTACATGGCAATTCATAACTGGATAACTGGTCTAGGTTTTCCAGAAACTACTCAACAGTTTGTGGATCTATTGAAGGATGAGAACGATGTTACTCAACCAGCAGATCCAAAGAACCAGTTCAGTGACGGTTCATTGAGTATTCTGAACTCAAACTTTAAAACCGCTGCCATTGTCAAGTTTGTTGACTTATTCCCATATTCTCTTACGTCGTTGGACTTTGATGCTACAATTACTGATGTACAGTACTTTACAGCAGAAGCGTCTTTCAAGTATACTATCTACAATATATTTGATTCTGACGGCAGAACTCGCTTATGAACCTTGAACAAATTCAGGAGATGTGGGACAAAGACTCCCAGATCGATCCTGATAATTTACATGATGAGTCTTTAAAAATTCCCCAACTTCACGCAAAGTATTATACAGTATATAACACTATTACTTTGCTGAAAGAAAAAGCAAAAGAGTCTTACAACAGAGTAAAACTGGAACGCTACAACTACTACACAGGAAAGGCGGAACCAGCGGTGTATGAGGAAGAACCATTTCCCTACAAAGTTCGTGAGAAAGACGCCATACAGAGGTATCTAGATGCCGATGAGAAACTGAATAAACTTGATATCAAGATCAGGTATTATGATGTGATGTTGAAGTTCCTAGAAGATGTCATCAAGGTTATTTCCAACAGAACTTTTCAAATCAAGAATGCCATAGAGTGGCATCGTTTTCAAGCAGGATTCAACTAATGGATGACGAATATCTTTACGAACAAAACTTTGATGAAAATGTTCCCTATATCTCAATGGATATGGGGATTGAAGATGCGAGACAGATTCATGAGTCAATCAGTCTCCATTTACAAAACTGGGTATCTTGCCCAGAAAAGAGGGAAAGACTAGAAGGACTAAAAGACTTCTTGGAAAGGTTGCTGCTAGAATATACGTTTAAAATAGAGGAATGAAATAAATATTTTTAAAACTTCGATAATGAAAAGTTTTAAGCAGTTTCAAAGAGATATTCAAGAAAGCAGTTGGATGGGTGACAGCAGCATGGTCAACCCATTCAAAGAACCAGTAAAGTGGTGGAACCAAGGAAGAAACGTTAGGGTTCCAAATGAAAACCAAGCATCATTGGCACGACTTGCTGCTGATGATAAAAGTCAAATAGGTAAGGTAAAAGTGAAAGGAAATCTTACCAAAGTTCCAAATCCAATATGGTCATTTACAAAAGGTCTTGGCACTGGTCCAACACCCGCAGCTCGTCAGGCAGTAGAAAGACCAATAAGGACTGCTATCAGTGTTGGTAGAAAAGTTGCCCCAGTGATACAAACTATTCGTCGTTTGAGACTCAGATAAATATCCATAGGTGATCCTTATGGATAATGTCTCATTTGATTATATCGAAAAAGAATGAAGTATACCTTCATGTAAAGGCAGAACCTCACGTCTACTATGAACTAGCAGACCAGTTCACATTTGAGGTTCCTGGCGCAAAGTTTATGCCTCAGTACCGTAGTAAGTACTGGGACGGAAAAATACGGTTATTCAACACCCAGACTGGTGAGATATATGTCGGGTTGTTAGATAAGCTTACAAAGTTTTGTGAAAACCACGAATACACATACGAGTTTGCTGACAACAAATTCTATGGTCTTCCTTTTGAGGTCAATGACTTTATCTCAAAGGAAGGTGTCAAGGATTACATGAATGCTATTTGCAAGTACTCACCCCGTGAGTACCAAGTAGAGGGAGTATACGACGCCCTACGACATAATAGAAAGCTGTTGATATCCCCAACTGCTTCTGGAAAGTCTCTGATGATATATTCTCTTGTGAGATACTACGTTGAGAAAGGACAAAATACTCTGATAGTCGTTCCGACGACTTCCCTAGTAGAACAGATGTATAAAGACTTTGCAGATTACGGCTGGGACGTAGGTTCATTTTGCCACAAGATATATGCGGGAAGAGAAAGAGAGACCGACTCACAGGTGATTATCACCACCTGGCAGTCCATCTACAAACTTCCTCGCAAATACTTCTCAAGATTTAATGTGGTCGTTGGAGACGAAGCGCACCAGTTTAAGTCTAAGTCCTTAATATCTATAATGTCAAAACTCTCAGATGCAAAATACAGATTTGGTTTTACAGGCACTCTTGATGGAACTCAAACTCATAAATGGGTATTGGAGGGATTATTCGGTCCTTCATATAAAATCATCAGAACAGAAGAACTGATGAAGAAAGGGCACGTTGCCAAGTTGGATATCAACGTGCTTCTATTGAAACACTCACCACATAAGTTTGAAAACTTTGAAGAAGAAGTCCAGTACATTATTAACCATGATAGACGAAACAAGTTTATACGTAACCTTGCCCTTGATCTTAAAGGCAATACGCTCATACTATTTTCCCGTGTTGAGGGGCACGGACAACCCCTTTACGATTTAATAAATAACTCCAAGGCAGACGGGCGTCATGTCTTCTTCGTCCATGGTGGTGTGGCAACAGAAGATAGAGAAAAAGTAAGGGAGATTACAGAAAGAGAAAATAACGCAATTATCGTTGCTTCATACGGAACATTCTCTACTGGCATTAACATTAAGAATCTCCACAATGTTATTTTTGCTTCTCCTTCAAAGTCCAGAATTAGAAATCTGCAAAGTATTGGAAGAGTCCTCAGAAAAGGCAATAACAAAACAAAGGCAACTTTATATGATATTGCTGATGACATCTCCTATAAGTCAAGGAGAAATTATACCCTTAATCACTTAATAGAAAGAATTAAAGTTTATAACGAGGAAAACTTTAACTACGATATTGTAAACATTCCGCTTAAAAACTAATGGGAGATGAATTTTACTCAGCACTAAAACTGGTTACAGGTGAAGAGATTTTCGCATTGGTCTGCATTGACGAAAATGATGGAGACCCTATTCTCATTCTTCAAAATCCAGTTATTATGAAAGTAAATTCAAACCATATTGGAACTTATGTAAAAATACGTCCTTGGATGGAAATCCCTACTGATGACTTCTATTTTTTAAAACTTGATAAGATTATTACTATGACAGAAGTCAAAGATGAATCTACTATTGAATTCTACGAAAGATATTTAAACAATGAAGATATAGACGTTGAAATAAACGGTAAAGTTAAAATATCTAATAAGATGGGATATATCTCAACAGTAGAAGATGCTAGGGAAATGCTAGAGAACCTTTATAAACTTAAAGATAATAAAGAAAGCTAAGCTATCTCTTCAACCGGGACAAAGGTAGTCTACACACGATTTGATAGTTTGTCAAGTACCTAAAGTATGGTATAATATACATAACAAAATATTATTGAACACTACAATGTCATGCCTAAAAAGAAATCAGAACATTACGTTAACAACAAAGAACTTCTAGAAGCACTGATCGTTTACAGATCCAAAGTAGAAAAAAGTTTCTTAGAACTCAACGGTAGAGAACCCACCAAAGAAGACCGTGCAAAGCATTGGGTTGGTAAACCACCCATCCCAAACTATCTTGGTGAGTGTTTCTTGAAGATTGCCACACACCTTTCTTACAAACCGAACTTTGTTAACTACATGTTCAGGGATGACATGATCTCTGATGGTATCGAAAACTGTGTTCAGTACATTCATAACTTCAACCCAGAGAAGTCAACTAACCCATTTGCTTACTTTACTCAGATCATTCACTACGCCTTCCTGAGACGCATTCAGAAGGAAAAGAAGCAACTTGATATCAAGACCAAAATCATTGAGAAGACTGGGTTTGACGAGGTTATGATGGTTGACGATAGCTTGCTTTCTGGTAGCAGTTCAGACTATAATACTATCAAGGACAATATTGTTTACAAGAATCGATGAAGGTTGCCATTATCACGGACCAACACTTTGGTGCTCGTAAGTCATCAAAGTTTCTTCATGATTACTTTAAAAGATTTTACAACGATATTTTCTTCCCATATCTTGAAGAGCACGACATCAAAGTCGTTGTAGATATGGGAGATACCTTCGACAACCGAAGGTCTATCGACCTGTGGGCGTTGGAGTGGGCGAAAGAAAACTATTATGACCGTCTACACCAGATGGGTATCACGGTCCACACTATCGTTGGTAACCATACTGCCTACTACAAGAATACCAACCAAGTCAATTCCGTTGGTCTTCTTCTCAAACAATACGACAATGTTATCGTCTATCCTGAGGTAACAGAAGTCAAACTCGGTAACTTAAATACACTTTTTATTCCTTGGATTAATGCAGAAAATTTTCAAAGTACTGTCTCATTTATTAAAGATTCACGTAGCGTATGTGCGATGGGGCACCTTGAACTCAACGGATTCAGAGCTCATCGCGGGCACGTCATGGAAGACGGTATGGACTGCGAACTATTTGAGAAGTTCAGTCATGTCTTCTC